AATTAAAGAATTAATTAAAATTTACAAAACAAAAATCAAAGAACATGGAAAAAGCACTAACAACTGAACAAGCAAAAGTAGAATTTGAATCACATCTTCTAATTGGTTTATTCAAATCAACAGTTGAACAATCAACACAATTAACTGGAAAATTCAAACATAAAATGAAAGCTGATTTTAATCTATGGCAAAAACAAGGCTTTAAAATAGTTGAAGAACTTGAAAAAAGAAACATAACAGACGTTGAGTATTTAGACAAAATAGGTGATATTTACCATACTATGAACTCAACAATGCGTGAAGAATTTTACAAAGGTTTGGAAAGTTAAATAATTTTTGTATATTTGTACCTGATGAGTCGTGGCATCAATAAAATTTTATTTATCCCATTGGTGAGTAGAGACCACGACCTCGAAAGCCGATGGGTTTTTTATTTATAGTTATTGGTTATCTTAAAACCATTAAAAAATATGGAACGAACAAAAATAATTTTTTGCTCTGCTGAAAATTCAAACTGCGAGCATGATTTAGAAGCATTTTATAATGCAAATGGAAATTTAACAATTTCAATTAAAGACCCAAAAGACAATAGTGGTTATTATTTTATGCACATTGAGTTAGATAGATTAACTGCTATTAAGTTTGTAAAACATTTAAAGAGAGAAATTTCTTATATGGGAAGTGAGGTTAACAATGGCTAAAGAATTACCTTACTTTAAATTTGAACCTAATGAATGGGAAAATGGAAATATACAGATTTTTACTCATCAAGAAAAAGGGGTTTTTATAGATCTTTGTTCAATGTATTGGTCAAGACTTGGAGATGTATCTTATAAATTAGCAGTTCAAAAAATATGCGGTGGCAATGCGAACGCATTAGATTCGCTTTATGAAAATAAGATATTTGAAATAATTGATGGAAATATTTATATAAAATTCTTATCTGAGCAATTAAATGAATTTGAAAATACAAGTGAAAGAAATAGTAAAATAGCTAAAGAAGGTTGGGAAAAAAGGCGTAAACAAAAGGAATTAAGCGAAAGCAATGCGAACGCATTACGAACGCAAAGCGAAAGCAATGCCATAAGAGAAGAGAAGATAAGAGAAGATAAGATAATAAATATAGATGATATTTATGATTATTTTGAATCTAACGGATATAAAAAAGATGTTGCAGAAAAATTTTATAATTATTACAATTTATCAGACTGGAAAGATTCAAATGGTAAAAAAGTAAAAAATTGGAAACAGAAAGCACAATCTGTATGGTTTAAAGATGAAAATAAAATAGGTAAAAATAAATATGATCCCACTAACCCTAATCAAATGATATACTAATGACTTATTCAGATTACAACATAATAATTCCAAACGGAAAATATACAGGTCAGGTTTATACAACTTGTCCTAAATGTAGCCATGAGCGTAAAAAGAAAACTGATAAATGTTTAGGAGTTAATTTAGATAAACAAGTTTGGCATTGTAACCATTGTAATTATAAAGGATGGTTACCTAAGCAAATTCAAATTGATGAAAAAGTCTATGTTAAACCTGAATGGAAAAACAAAACAGAATTATCAGACAAAGCAATTAAGTGGTTTGAAAAAAGAGGTATAGATCAACAGACTTTAATAACTTGGAAAATTACCGAAGGTTTAGAGTGGATGCCACAAACTCAAAAAGAAGAAAATACAATTCACTTTAATTACTTTGATGAAAACAATGAATTGATAAATGTTAAATATAGGGATGGCAGAAAGTCTTTTAAACTCCATAAAGATTCTAAACTTATATTTTATGGTTTAAACTTGTTTAAATTCGATTTAAACGCTTTTTTAGTAGAAGGTGAGATTGACACACTTTCAATGTATAAAAGTGGCTATAAAAACGTTTTAAGCGTTCCTAATGGCGCAAATGTTTCTAATAACAATCTTCAATACTTTGATTACATTTCTGAAAGATTTAACGAAACTCCTGTAATTTATCTTTGTTTTGATAATGATAATGCTGGCAGACAATTAACTGAAGAGTTTGCAACAAGGTTAGGTAAAGAAAAATGTAAGTTAGTTATTTTTAAAGATTGTAAAGATGCAAACGAATGTTTAATTAAATACGGGATACAAGGTATAATTGAATCAATACAGGATGCAAAAGATTATCCACTTGAAGGTGTATTTACTATTCAAGACATGGAAAATGAAATCTTTGATTTATATGAAAACGGATTAGATAGGGGAGTAAATGTAGGATTTGAAAAATTTGATAGGCTTCTAACTTTTGTAAAAGGTTATATTACAACAATTACAGGAATACCTGGTCATGGAAAATCTGATTTTTTAGATGAAATTGTTATTCGATTAATGTTAGGTCATGGATGGAAAACAGCTTTTTTCTCACCTGAAAATAAACCAACAAAACTTCATTTCAGTAAAATAGCAAGAAAGATAATTGGTAAAAGTTGGGATTCACAATACAGAAATAGAATGAATCAACTTGAAGTAAAAATCTGCATGAAGGCAATGAATGAAAAAATATGGTTTATTAAGCCTGAAAAAGATTTTACACTTGAAAGTATTTTAGAACATATTAAAAATTTAAAGATTAGATACGGATTAGATGCGTTTGTAATTGATGCTTGGAATAAATTAGAACACAAATACAATCAAAGTGAAACTAAATATATTGGAGAAAGTTTAGAAAAAATATCTGTATTTTGTGAACAATATAATTTACATTGTTTTTTAGTTGCACATCCAAGAAAAATAAATAAGGATAAACAAAGCGGAAAATATGAAATACCTAACCTTTATGATATTGCAGGGAGTTCAAACTTTTACAATAAAACAGATAACGGAATTTCAGTTTACCGAACAGGAGAAAATAAAACATTTGTTTACGTTCAGAAAGTTAAATTTTCACATTGGGGAACTATTGGACATTCAGAATACACTTATGATTTAAGTTCAGGAAGATATATTGAAGATGGGACATTCCATACAGCAGATAGTTGGGTAACAGTTGAACAGGCAACAATGGAAGAAAATAAAGAATTTTTAAACGAAAAAGATCCTTTTTAAAACTAAAGCAACAAGGTAAAACATTTGATAATTTAAAAAGAATATGATAAAAGTTGGTAGTGATTTTTCAGGAGTTGGCGCATTTGATCAGGCATTAATAAAGCTAGGCATTAAATATGAAACAGTATTTGCTTGTGATATGGATAAATACGCAAGACAAACATTTATACATAATTATGGAGAGCCTGAATACTATCCAACAAATGTATATGATAGGGCAATACCTAATGAATCATTAGATATTTATATGACTTCGCCACCATGCCAAGCATTTAGTTTAGCCGGTAAAAGATTAGGCAAAGAAGATAAAAGAGGAATTTTATTCTTTAATAGTTATGAGTTTATACAAAAGAATAAACCAAGATATTTTATATTTGAGAATGTAAAAGGATTGTTATCAGATAATGGAGGTAATACATTTAGTGAATGGGTTAATATGTTAGGCGGAAAGTCAGTAAATGGAAATCCAGTTTTGTTTCCTTATGATGATTCAGTTCCTTATCATTTATACTGGAAAGTGTTAAATGCTAAACATCACGGAGTGCCACAAAATAGAGAAAGAGTTTTTTTAATTGGAATTCGTGATGATTCAGATAACAACTTTCAATTTCCTAAGGAAGAACATTTAACTAAAAGACTTAAAGATGTACTTGAGGATGATGTTGATGATAAGTATTATTTGAGTGAGGAAAGAATAAATTATTTAGTTAGACACGATGCAAATAAAAATATCTTAATTGATGATATTCCAAATGAATCAAAAACTTGCATTGCAAGTTATTATAAACAACCAAGAGATTGCCAATATCTTAAAATCAAATCAGCAACATCAAAAGGATATGAGGAAGCAAAAGAGGGAGACAGTATTAATTTTAGTGTACCTAATTCGGAAACTCGAAGAGGTAGAGTTGGAAAAGGAATTGCACAAACTTTAGATACTTCTTGTAATCAGGGGGTAATTCATAACTGCATTACAGAGGCAATAGGAAGGCAAGGAAGTTCATCTGAATATATTGATAGTTGCAAAAAAGTTTATCAATCATCAAGTCAAATCCGCAGACTTACACCTCGTGAATACTTTAGACTTATGGACTTCCCTGATACTTTCACATGGCCTGTATCAGATAGTCAAGCATATAAACAAGCAGGTAATTCAATAGTTGTTAATGTACTTTATAAAATAATTAAAAATCTAAAACTAAAATAAACATGAAAACAAAAAATCAAACAAATCTATCACTAATCTCAAAGACAGAATGGTGGGTAAAAAAATTAGATGTAAACTCAATAAGAGGAACATTCGACTGGAATCAATACATGAAATATTTAAAGGCATTACAGAATAATGAAAAAATTAACAATGAAAAATAAAAGTATGGATAATATAATGACATATGTTATAGTTTGTGATGAAGATTATCAAGGTAGATTTAAAATTAAATTTGGCAAAACAAATAACTGGGAAAAAAGATATAGAATATATCAATTACATAATCAAAACATAAAAGATATTATTGTTTTTGAAGGTAATTTTGAAGACCAATTATTATTTGAATATCGTGAAAATAGAATATTTAATAATGAAACAAATTATAATACTGAATGGATTGATTTAGATTATAACCCATTAAGTGAAATTATTGATAATTATAATATAATTAGACCTTACTTTTTAGCTGAAAAAGAATATCATAAAAATTGCTGTGATGGTTATGGATGTTGTGAATGTTCGATATAATGAAAAAAACTGATATTCAATTTATTTTAATTGCTGTTTTCTTATTAGTTTGTTTAATTTTGTCTAAGTGATTAGTGAGCTAGTAAATAACAAAATCTACAAACAAATTACTCGGAATGTATGCCACAATCACGAACTACAAGACGACCTCCACTTTGAAGCTGTTTTAATTATCATTGAAAAGAAATTTGACTTAACAGAAATTAGAAACCTTAAGCACTTTTTTTCAGCAGTAGTTTGGAGAACTTGGCATTCAAATAAATTTAGAAAAAAGTATTTTGTAGATCATGTTAAGTTTGTAGACAATTTAAACGAGATTATAGAAGAAAAAGAAAATATTGATTATTCAGTATTGATAAACTTTCTCGAAAGTTCACCACAAAATGAAACAGAATTTTACGAAGTCAATTTACTAAGATTGTATATTTTACATGGCGGCGCAAAGAAATTAAGCAATAAAACAAAGATACCATACAGAACAGTAGCAAACGATATTAAATTAATAAAAGACAAACTCAAACGACAGCACAATGAAAAAAATTCTGATAAAGGCGAATATGAATAACCTTAACGGGTTATCCTTTCACCGATTAATAGTTCCATTCTCAAAAGTCTCAGACATGATAGACTTTCAATGTGATGTATTTCCTGACTTAGATGCAGCAACTGATGAACAGCTTAAACAGTATGCAGCAGTAGTTTATCAAAGAGAAATAGATACAAACGGAAAATCACTTGAAATAATTAAAAAATATCATTCATTAGGTATTAAAGTAATATTTGACATTGACGATATTTGGACATTGCCTAAAAGCCATTATTTAAGTAGATTATATGAAATTCACAACATCCCAGCTCAAACAGTTGAAATACTTAAAAATGTAGATTTAGTAATTACTACTACCAAACATTTAGCATCTAAGATTAAAAAGTACAATAAGAATGTTGAGGTAATTCCTAACTGTTTAGATCACGAAGACGAACAATGGAAATCAAACAAAACTAAAAGCGACAAAGTTAGATTTGGCTACATTGCAGGAATTTTTCATAAAGAAGATATTTCAATCTTAGAAATGCCAATTAGAAAGGTATTAAGACACGATATTAATGCTCAATTTGTTTTAGGCGGTTTTAATAAAAATTCAGATTATTACTACTATGAAAAAGTAATGAGTGGTGGCAATTTAACCGATAAATATCAAAGAGTTTACAGTTTACCAGTTCACGATTATGGAAAGGCTTATAATGAAACTGATGTTAGCTTAATTCCATTGCAATCAAACTCATTTACCGAATGCAAAAGCGAAATAAAGTTACTTGAAGCTGGGATGCATGGCAACCCTGTAATTGTTAGTAATGTACTACCTTATAACATATTACCAAAAGAAACTGCAATATTTTTAAATAATAGTGATATAAATGGTTGGTACAAGGCAATAAGAAACCTAAGCAAAGATGAATCTATGCGCAAAGAATATGCAGAAAGTTTACAAAAATATATTGAAAAACATTATAACATAAACAAATGGACAGAAGTAAGAAAACAGATTTTACAATCGGTATTGGCGTAACTACAACTCCAAATCGAAAAGAGTATGTAGATAGGTGGCTAAATTACTTTGAGAAACATAAACCTAAAAACTATCATTTACATATTCACGAAGATGTAAACTACAAAGGTGTTGCATACTCAAAAAATCAAAACTTATATACTTTAAGGGACTGCGACTTTATTTTCTTATTTGACGATGACTGCTATCCATTTGAAAATAATTGGGCTGAATATTTTATTAATTCAGGATATAATCACTTACTATACTTAGAGCCAAAACATAATTTAAAAGCAAAAATAAACGATTTAGAGATATATCGAGATTGTGGTGGTGTATTTATATACTTAACAAAAGAAGTATTAAATAAAGTAGGTTATTTCAATTCAGAATATGGGCAGTATGGATTTGAACACGCTGGTTATTCAAACAGAATTTACAAAGCTGGATTAACCGATGCGCCTTACCAACAACTTAAAGAAACTGATAAATACATTTGCGCCTTAGATTATATTATTGAACACAAATCAAGTATTCCTGAATATAAAAAAGTAAAGTTAATAGAAGAAAATCGAAAAGTATTTATAAAGGAATTGCAAAGTGAAAAAATCTTTTATAACTTTGAAGAGTGAACGAACACATACTTTTTAAACTAGCAACTCGCAGCAGACCACAAAAAGCAAAAAAAGCAATTGATAATATCATAATGCTTTGTAATTCAATGAATTACACTATTTTAGTTAGTATTGATGAAGATGACGAAAGTATGTTTGGTTTTAGTTATCCTGATGACAATGTATTCATATCAAGAGGAACTTCAAGAAATAAAATAGATGCCATTAATCGAGACATGGATATTTTTGAAGGTTGGGATATTTTAATAAATACTTCGGATGACATGGTATTTGAAATTAAAGGATTTGACAATATAATTAGGCAAGACTTTAAAGGAAACTTCGACCAGGTTATTCATTATTCAGATGGCTATCAAAAAGGAAATTTAATGACTATGAGTATAATGGGAGTTGATTATTATAAACGCTTTAATTATATTTACCACCCTGATTATGTTTCTTTATGGTGCGATATGGAAGCTACTGAAGTAGCTAAAATGTTATCTAAATACGAATACAAAGGAGATCAAAAAGTATTATTTACTCATAGGCATCCTGCATGGGGTTTATCTGAATTTGATGCACAATACCAAAAAACAGAAGCGCAGCATGTTAATCAAAAAGACTACGAAACTTACTTAAAAAGAAAAGCAAAACTATTCAATTTACCCGAACATTTAATATTAAACAAAATTTGATACTTTCTATTTTAATACCAACACTCCCTGAAAGAATTGAAAAGTTTAATAAACTATTCTTTGATATAAATTTTCAATTAGAAATGCAGAATGCTTTTGGAATAGTTGAAACCTTAATTGATGAAGCACCAAAAGGAAAAAGCATTGGGCAAAAGAGAAATGAATTATTGCAGAAAGCAAGTGGTGAATACATTTGTTTTATAGATGATGATGATAAAATATCAGATGAATATTTACGTTTAGTATTAAAAGCATTAAAAAGTAAACCTGACTGTTTATCTTTAAGAGGTGTAATTACTTTTGATGGGCATGAACCAAAGATATTTGAACATTCAATCAAATATTCTGAATACAGAACAACTGCAAATGTTATAACTTACGAACGTTACCCTAATCACTTAAACGTTATTAAAAGTAGTATTGCAAAACAATTTACATTTCCTGAAATTAATTTTGGTGAAGATACCGATTGGGCAACTCAAATAAATAAAAGTGGACTTTTAAAAAAAGAAGTTTACATTGAAGAAATAATTTACTATTATAAATACGTTTCAAAAAAATGAAATATATTAGTTACTCACTTTTTGGTTATGGTAAAAGAGAACATAATTGCTTTGATTTTAGCTCCTATCTTCGTGGGATGTGGATTAATATTCGTCTCGCTCGTTGCATTTATCCTGACTG